TGTTCATAATCTCTCACAGAAGATTATGGTATGAGGACATATCGCCTTTCATACACGGAGATGCTTCTCCACTCCCTTCGGAACGATTATAGATAGCACGATACCTACAACTAGCTGAATAAATTTATTGGTTGCTATGCAACAGTAGAGAACATCAGCTCTCGTATAGATATCGTGCTACCTACTAACCTTACGCAAGTGTCCAAACTTGTTATTACTTAGTAAGTAGCTGGGCTTAGCGTAGATTAACCACGCATACTCGTAGCTTTAATTACATATAGCTCATAACTATATACGAGATATGGTTAAGCCCAATAAAAAAGGTGCGTAGTATATACGCACCTTTATAGTTCTTATATAAGGACTACTAACAATCGTAGTCGCATACCATAGAAGCAGGTAGTTTTAAACCACAGCTCTTACAGTAAGGCATGAACAATTCGCTATGCGAATAGCAACAACCCTCTGCTATTTCATGGTTGTACTTACCATCTTCATATAGCGAAAGTTTCCTGCTCATGTCGGCATCAGTAACACTATCGGTATGACCTTGCTTTATAGAATCTTTCTTTATAGCAAGTTCTCCATGAATACTAGCTAAGTATTCCTCGTGTTCCTTAGTATCTACTTTAAAGTCCACCTCTCTACAAGAGTGACAAGCTCTCGCAGTATCAACGCTCATATTCCTACGACAGAATATACAAGCACCTATTGGTAGAGGTATATCAGGTCTTATAGTAGCCTCTCTCATACTTGCTATGGTTGAGCCTTCTCTATAAGTACCTTTAGGATAAAGTTTTAGTTTATCTTTATCTTTCATAGTATTTCCCCTCTTATAGTCTATGTATAAATATATTATGTATAAATACACTTGCGATTTTTCTCGCAACTTCAAGCTAACACCTCTCACTAATCATAGGATTCTATTTAGTGCAATGACTTGACAACTACTATGCGGTGTAAGTATGCGCATAGTTATATAATTAAATATATAGATGAAAAAAAAATCTTGAATTTTTTTTCTATATACCCTATGCCTTCTGGAATATCTCTCCTATGCGTTTTGTGAATAGAGCTGAGAGGGATTCACGCTTTTATATATAATCATTATGCGTATGTTTACCCTATGCATAGACATAACCTATGTATAGTTTTAAACTATGCATAGTCATATCCTTTATAGAGCTGAGAGGGATTCACCTACGTATGCATATATTTACCCTATGCGTACCCCCTATGCGTAAAAAAATTTTTTATTTTAATTACATATATAGGGGGGATATATGCTATAATTAACTATAGTGAAAAACCCAATGAAATTAGGCTTTTGCTCTGAGAGAACGATAGAGCCGATTTAAGCCCTAGTTTCATCAAACGTGGGACATTATCCCATAACGAATCGGAATATGTCTTAAAATCCAACCTCGCAGGGCTTAGCCCTATTCTAATGAGTATAATTATATCTAAGGTACGCTATTTGTTTCAGCTTGATTTATGTATATATGCATAATGTATATGCATATTAAAGGGCATAAAAAAAAGCCCCCCTACGAATAGGGGGGCTTTTTAGTTTAGTTTAGTAGTCTAGCGGGCTACCTTTGAATTTTGCATTCATGTATGCCTTGCATTGTTTTTTCGTAGGTACTTGCCCTGCGAACTCTTTTGCAATTCCATCTCCTGCGATTAATTCCATAAACGTAGGGGACATAGAGCCATTCTTCAATGGCTTTAGAGCCTTACGATTAAAGGGGCTAGGGCTTACTTCCATAAGGGCTTTGAATTGCTCTACGCTCTCGTATTGCTTTAATACCCCTGCCGGTTGGAATTTTCCGGACTCGTCAAAGTTTCCTATGACGTAACGAGTTTTGCCCTCGCTTTCCTTATCGTATTGTAAAGAAAAACTTCCTCGAGTTTTTACGATAACCCAAGAATATTTCCCTGTTTTATTTACCTTCCTATACGTATGGAAGATATTATCGGCTAGTTGGTTTCCCATTTTTTGCCTTCTTTCGTGTAACAATTCAGCTTATCTGAATTTCTTAATTTCAAATCTAATCGAAGTTTCAAATCTTGTCAAGCACCAAAAGAACACGACTCGACCATGCTTGTAATTCCCCTATGTGAAGTAAATCTTTTTACTGATATTTTTTTTATGTTTCCCTATGTGTACTCGCCTATGTGTACGTGTGAGAATCGTTTCAACCCATAGGAACTATTTTTAAATGAATCGTGGGACATACGCCTACATTCGTACGTATACGAGCATGAATGTAGATGTAAACTTTAGATTTAGATTTCCTTTATACGCTCACGCCTTACGCGTACGCGTGTGTATGTGAGGGGGGATTTAACCTAGCTACCCCCTATATATAGTACGTAAGTCCTAAAAGATTATGTGGTAATTTGTCTGATTAGGAACTGTGGTGTAGCAGGTATTTTACACGACAAGGAAGGTATAGTTGTTAACTACACCACCGTTCACTATGTCCTACTTTAACAGTAAAGGAGAGTAAACACAACATTATAAAATTTCTTTTTTAATGTGTAGTGTTTATGTGTTAAGTCCTTTCGTACGTTAGCGGACATATGCGTGTAATTTTTTTTTGAAATTTTAATAAATTGTAATCCTTGGGTACTAGCCTTGTGGTAATCCCAGTCCTTATCTCTGATAAGTAGCTAGCTTTTAGCCGTCCGATAGCTCCTTCACCTGTAAATACCTTATTAAAAGTTATTTGTATAATCACTATACCAGTAAGATAAGTATATGCAAGAATTAGGAAGGTTGCTTTTAAAGAGATGGTATGAAGATATCGTTGATTCAGATGGTAAGACTGTCTATGTAGTAAGACCAGCAGGCGAGGAAGAGAAGCAGAAGGGTGCTGATTTCTTCATAGTATCTAATGAATTAGAATCCAAGTATCTTAAAATAAAAACAGATAAAGATATTAAAGAAACCAACCTAGTTTCCTTAGAACTATATAGGGAGGGGGACAAACTAGAGATAGGGGAGGCTATGCAGACTTTCCCAGATTACTTCTTCTACTGGATTTATCCCACCACCGAGCTTCTTTACTGGAATCCTTCTGAACTGAACCCCTACCTAATGAAACAGATATTAGAAATAAAAAATTTTTTTTCACGTACGATTAAGCTCGAGAGGGACGAGTTGCTCAAAACAGGGCTAGTACGCTCACATACGGTAAGTCATAATCTACTAGAAGATATATTAAATAAAATCAACTAGAATCTTTTAGATGAGTAAAATTATTGCAGTTTGTAGAAGCTGTAATGAAAAACTAGAAATAAGAAGAACATTTAAAAAATGTATTAATCTAGGATGTATTAAATATAATAGAAGGATTAGGAGGAGAGATGCCAGTAAATAAAAAAGGAGCAAAAAAAAGATACAGCTCTAATAGAAAAACCAAGAGGTAGGAAATGGATAAACCTAATATATTTAGTGAACCAAAAGAACTAAAGAAGTGGGCTATACGAGTAGCCAATGCTTGTGGTGGACAAGAAGTACAGCAGTTAGGCATTAAAATTAATCGAGTGAATATACAAAAGCTAGGTGTATTAATAGATGAATTTGTAAATCAACATAATGAAACATCAGCATTAATAAATCAGGAAGAAGAGTGAATGCCTAATTTAGTTTGTGTATCTCCTGAATGTGACGAGTCATTACCTAAAGGTAAAAGAAAATATTGTTCAGATACTTGTAAATGGAGAGAGCAAAAAAGAGTTCATAGAAGTTCTAAACTGAATCGTGAATATAAACCTGAAGAGAAAAAAATAAATAAATCAAAAGTAGCTACTACTAGAAGGGGTGCCTTATATGATAAGTTTGTTGAAGAAGGTTATGCACTAGATTTAATTAATGGAACTATGAAGCGTAATGATATAGCTGAATTACTAGGTTGTACCCCAGCACACATTTCTAGATTATTAGGTGCTTATCAAGAAGATATAGAACAAGCAGCTGCAACAAAGAGTTGGAAGAAGTCAGAAGCAACTGAACAAGCTGAAAAAGATTTTCAAGCCTTTAGAGATATGTATTTTCAAACAGAAAAAGGTGAGCTATTTGAAACAGCAGATTTCCATAAAGCATGGATAGATTCAATTATTAAAGCTATAGAGACAGGTGGACAACAAATGATTCTATCTCCACCTAGGCATGGAAAGACTGAACTACTTATACACTTTGTAGTTTGGCTTATATGTACAAATCCTAATATCAGAATTATGTGGGTAGGTGGTAATGAGGACATAGCTAAAAACTCTGTGTCATCAATAATGGATACTTTAGATGCTAATGAAAAATTAAAAGAAGCCTACTGTGGACCAGGTGGTAATTTTAAACCAGCAAACAGAACAGGTAAATCTTGGTCACAAAATCAATTTACTATAGCTACTAGAACTATACCTGGTATTAAGTCTCCAACAATGATAGGTATAGGAAGGGGTGGTAAAATTCTATCAAGAGATTGTGACATTATTATTGCAGATGACATTGAGGACCATAGCTCTACTATGCAACCTAAGTCAAGAGAAAACACTAAACAATGGTGGACTACAACATTAGGTTCAAGAAAAGAAGAACATACAGCTATGGTTCTTATTGGCTCTAGACAACACCCTGAAGATTTATATGCATCTCTTTTAAATAATAATGCATGGGAAACAATAGTTGAAGAAGCACACGATAGCATGTGTACTTTACCAGAGTTTGATGAAGAGAAACATGTTGACTGTATGTTGTGGGGTAGCTTTAGAACTTTTAAATGGTTGATGAATAGAAAGAACGATGCACTTACTACAGGTGGTTTAAAGAACTTTGAAATGGTTTATTTAAATAAAGCTATGGCAGAAGGACTTAATATATTCAATCCAGAAGTTATAGAAAAATGTTATGACCCTTCTATACCTCTAGGGTATATACCTAACGGAAGTTATCTAGTTGCTGGTTTAGACCCTGCTGCAACAGGATATCAAGCAGGATTTCTATGGGCAGTAGAGACTGAAGATAGTAAACCTAGATTAACAATGGTTGATTTAGAAAACCACCAAGGTGGTGGTCTAGATGAAGCATTAGAGCTTATTAAGAAATGGTATGATAAATACAATTGTTATCATTGGGTTATAGAAGAGAATGGATTCCAGAAAGCAATTAGGCAAGATGATAGGATTAAAAAGTTTGCAGCAACACAAGGTATAAAGCTAGAAGGACATGAAACACATAAAAACAAGTGGGACGAAAAGTTTGGTGTAACTTCATTAGCACCTATGTTCCAAGAGGGGATTATTACATTACCATTTGGAGATGACGAGGGAATATCTAAATCAATATTATACACAAAGCAACTGACATATTTTGCTTCTAAAGGACAAAGTAATAGTAGGGCTATAGCATCAGATGTTGTTATGGCTTCTTGGTTTCCAATGAAGACTGTTAGGACACTTACAAGATTAACTTATGGGGATATGTCCTATGATTACTCTCCAAGTTACGATAAGTATGATAGTATAGATTGGAACGAGTTACCTTGGAGTTAAAAAAGTGACACCTGAACAAGTATTAGATAGAGCAGTACATTTAAGGAATATGCATAAAGATGCATTGCCTGATAGATATAGGTTTAAAAGTATATTAAATGGTGGTGAAGATGGCATAGCAGAATTACTAGGAACTAAACAAGTAGAAAGTGGTACCTTACCTGCACCTAATTTAATGTTATCTGCATTAGATAGACTAGCCCAGAAGATTGGAAAGACACCTAAATTAGATGTCCAGATAACTAATGCAAGAGATAGTAGTCGTAATAAAGCAAAGAAAGAAAAAATAGAAAGAATTATTACTTCATATGACCATATGCAAAAACTTGAATTACAACTTCCTCAAGTAGCTAGATGGCTTCCAGGATATGGATTTTGTGTTTGGGTAATTACTTCAAAGAAAGATAAAAATGGAAATATATATCCATGTGCAGAATTAAGAAATCCTTATGACTGTTACCCTGGTTATCTTGGTAATATGCAAGAACCAACAGAACTTGCTATTGTACAAATAATCCCTCTTAAAGACTTATTTAAAATGTATCCTGAAATAAAAACTTGGTACAACGCTTCTAAAGATAGCAATCAAAGAGAAAATGAACCTGCTGCTTTATATGGATTAAATAACAAACAAGGTACCTGGTCTAATTCAAGTGATGATGGAGATGTAATTGTAGAGTATATGAATCCTGAAGGAACATATGTAGTACATCCTGCTTCAAAGAAAATTGTAGATTTTATACCTAATGTCCTTAAATCAGGACCAGCATTTGTTGTAGCTAAAAGATTTAGTTTCGATAAGTTACAAGGTCAGTTTGACCAAGTTATAGGTTTAATGGCAGCTATGGCAAAGATTAATATTTTGTCAGTTATAGCTATGGAAGATGCAGTTTTTACAGAAACAAATATTGTCGGAGAAATAGAGTCAGGAAAATATAGAAAAGGAAGACATTCCATAAACTATTTAGCTCCTGGTTCTCAGGTTGTTAAACCAGTAACTAATTTACCGTATCAGTTATTTGAATCTGTAGGAAGACTCGAAAGACAATTGAGAGTAGTAGCAGGTTATCCAGTTCAGGATGACGCAATATCTCCTAATTCATTTGTAACAGGTAGAGGTTTAGAAGAACTAGAATCTGGCGTAGGTCAGATGGTATCGGAATATCATACTATTTTAGAATATGCGTTACAGGATGTAGATGCAAAGCGTCTTGAGCTGGATGAAATTTTATTAGGTGATAAACGTAAACCTATGAGTGGTACATACAAAGGAGCTTCCTTTGCAGAGTTTTATACTCCAGATAGAGATATTGATAGTAACTATATGACTAAAAGAAAATATGGTGCTATGGCTTCTTTTGATGCACCAAACAAAATAATTACAGGGTTGCAATTGCTTCAAGCAGGAATCATTGATAAAGAAACAATGCAACACGAAATGGATGGACTAGAAAATATTGTTCAAATCAATGAAAGAATAACTAAACAGAAAACAGAAGAAATTCTTTTTCAAATGTTATTGCAACAATCACAACAGGGTGATACTAAAGCAATGATGGCTGTTGTAGAAATATATAACAATCCAAAAGGTATTGGAAATATATTAGAAAAATTCTTTTCAGCAGTAGGTGAAGAACCTTCTCCTGAAGAGCAAGCAATGTTGCAACAAGCTCAACAAGCACAAGCAGCACAACAAGGTGGTCCACCTAATTTATCAGCATTACTCGGTGGTGCATAATGGAAGGCTCAGAGTTTGAGTTTGCTGAAATAGTAGCAAGAAACTTTCCTGACTATGTTCCGCCTGTAGTAGATAATTATGTTGAGGAGATAATCATTAATCATATAACAATAGCTTACATACCTGGTGTAGGTAGGTTAGATTTGACGATTATTCCAGAAGGAGGAGAAGAATATTATGGGTAGAGGAATTAAAGGAAAATATAAAGCTGAAGATTTTAAAGGTCAAGCTAAAGAGTTAGAAACTTTAGAAAATTCTGCAATGATGGCTAGTGAAGACCCAAATATTGTAGAAACAGAAGTTCAACCAGAAATTATAGGACCTAATCCAGGAGCAATACAAGATGCTACAAGACCTACAGATAGACCTTTTGAGTCACAAGACACTCTTCATCAAGAATCTATGATGACAGGGATGGACCCTGATATGCTTTTGATGGGTATGTATAGGGTATTACCAAGTAAAGAGATAGCAGCTTTAATGAGACATAATAGATAGGGGGTCTTATGGCAGAAATAAGATGGTGGTGGCAACCTCCCTGGTCTGAAGATTTAGAAGAACAAGCTCAACAAGAAAGATTTGTACAAGCTCAGCAACTTACTGATGCTTTAGAAGCTAATCCAGGTATATCAGCAAACTTAAAAGGTTTAATAACAGAAAATTTTTATTTACCAAGAGATGTATTACTTGGTTCTGCATTAATAGGATTAACTGCTGATTCTCCAGAATTAGCTCCATTAGTAGAGAGATGGTTAGATGTTGAAAAGACTTGGTGGGATAGAACAAAAAATGCTA